CGCGTACAGAAATGCAGGTGAAACGATGCTGCCGGAACTGACGAAAAAGCAGCTGGCGGAGGCCAGCGGGTACAGCTATCGCAGGCTGCACGATATCGACATGGAACTGCCGGAAAAGGAAAAGCTCTTTGTGAAGAGCGAAGGCGGGAAATACGACCTCGCCCTGTTTGTGCAGCGCTGGGCCAAATACAGCGTAGGCGCGCAGACAAGCGGCGAAGACACGCTCGACGAGGTGCGCGCAACGCACGAAAAGATTAAAACGCGCAAGACAGAGCTGGAAGTCGCCCAGATGGAGGGGCGGCTGGTGGACGTAACGGAGGTGCGCAAGCTTTGGGCGGAAATCGTTACGCGTGTCACGCAAAACCTGCTCAAGATGCCCAGCAAGGTTGCGCCTCAGCTGGTGATGGTGGGC